CGCTCACCAGTCTTACTAGACGGTTTACCACTTTTGGTACGCCATTTCTGATCGCCCCAATTCTTTAATGACTGCTGCGGGGCTTTCATATAAGTTTTTGTCTTCCTGCGTGAGGAACAAACCCTCCCCAAGAAAATCCTAATTTTGATTTAATTTTCTGCATGGTGCTTTCTTCTTTTTCTTTTTCTTTTATCCGAGTATATGGTGCAATATCTCTTGGGTCTAGCCTCGTCTGACGTAGTCCTGTTAGCGCGTTGTATGTTTCTCGCACATCTTTATCGGCAAATAATGTTTTTCTAAGTACTGGGTCTTTAGTTAAATCAACATTTTTAGAAGCTTCAAGACCAGCCAAAGACGCTAATATTTCGTAAA